ACCTTTGTTCGCTAATACAGCAATAGTTTTTTCTGGATTAAAAACTGCATACCACAACAGATAGGTAACCGATGATATCGATTTACCCGACTGACGACACGCTAAAACAATCGAAAACCTGTGTTTGTTAAAATGCTTAAACATTTCTTCTTGATACGGATATAGGTTAAAAGGAACCAAACCCTCATCGAGAGAAATAATTTTACAGTACTTAGTCGCAAAGTATACGGGATCGTTCATACACTTTGCGTATTCTTTGATTTCTTCCTGAGTCCACTCTTGCTCGACACCATCCCTTTTAATGTTTGGGTTGCCGAGGTAGCCGAACTCGTTATTCGTTATTCGACTTTGGCTCATGATCTATAACTGCTTTTTCTTTTTTCTTATTATGTAACATACGCTGTAGATCCGTAGTGGATCCCACATAAACATTATTCTGAGTTAAGTTTGGCAACCTTTTATTAGGATCTAGTTTGATTTCCTTTTTCTTCTTTTGAAGATCCATCAATCTGTCGGTGATCTCTGCGTTCTGTTTCATCATGTTTGATAAAACCTCGAATGCACGAGGGTGCTCACTCTCACGAGCAAGTTCCATCATTAGATCGATTGCCTCATCACCCTTTTCTGCTAGGTTGTAATACTTAGCACGAGCGTATTCGTAATCGTCATCAATTTCTTTGGTAGGATTATCCGTCATACAACACCCAAGAATCCGAGGAAGAATCAACCGTTAGTGTGGCCGCAGAGGTTACCCCTGTAACTGTTTCGGTATCGGTAAATCTTCCATCTGGAGAATCAACCGTAATGGTCGATCCTGTCACTGCACTTATACGGCCAACTGTTCCTGATGTACTACCAGTGACGCTTTCGCCAACGGTAAATGTTCCTGAGCTTGTCGTGAATGATATCACAGCTTCGTCAGGAATTGGATTAATCAGTTCAACCTCAATATCATAGTCATCCGTTTCTTGAGCGGTACTAGGTGAGATATAAATCTTTTGTGTTTGGTATGGTTCATCATTAACAGTCATTTCAGTATCAGCGAACGTTGCATCGACTCTACGAATGATTCCCTTATCACTTAACGGCCCATAGAACCTTACACGAGTCTCAAACTCAAGTGTGTAAATAATGGCACGACGTGAAAGAAAATCACCCTCATAGTCATCAGACATTGTTACTGACTGAAGTACGAATGGCATATCAGACTTAAAATTATTTTGAACTTCCTTTACGGTTACTGTGTATTCCGGTTGGAAGTATGGAAGAATCTGCTCGAGTAGTTGTAATGCCTCGTCCTGATTCTTTGTCATAATGTTTAACTGCAGCCCCATACGATAACCAACTGGGTTAAGAATGGTTTGCTTTTTGGTCGGGTCAGAAGAAGCAAGTGTTCTAGTGACACCTTTTTGCAGTTTTGTGTTTGTGTCATACGTCATTGATATGATCTCAAACGACATACGAGGTAAACGAATCGCAAGCTTAGGATCGTTTAGATGTTTTTCGTCCTGAATCCTTGCAAGAAACTTTTGCCTAGGACCATACGCAAGAGGTACCTTGATGGTCGATATAACATTACCACTTCCGTTCTTTTTAACGACGGACATGTTATTGAACAGAGTACCAAAAACAGCTACCGCTCTTTTGATGTGTTCGTGATAGTAATGGCCTGAAAACATAATCTATTACTCCGTACTTGGATCGCCGAATGGATTAGATTCAGAGAAATCAATGATTGAATCTGCTTCGGTCTCAAAGTCTTCGTTCTGGGAGAGTGGCTCATTTGGAATATCAAACCCGTCACTGCCAACCTTGTACACGGTAACGATAGACCAATCGTTGTTTGCATCAGTCAGGTGCGTGATCTTACCAATATTATTTGATAGGTCCGTCGGTAGGAAAGTCTTAGTGTCTCCTAGGCTTGACTGAACATCAACGACTTGGATCCTTGCCTGACGAGTAACCAATCCAGCGGCTTCCCGCGTTTCGTCAAACGTAGCGATCTCACCGGTGATCTTAACAGCGGCAATATCGGCGGCCGGTGAAGGAGAAATCGTAACACCTGGTTCAACTAGATAGCCATTGCCGGGGTCATCAATCGTAATACTTGTCACGACACCATCAGTAAGCACTGCGGTACCTATTGCGGTAGATCCGCTTGGAGGTGCCTCAAAGACAACAGAAGGAACTGACGTATAGCCAAATCCTCCATCGGTAACCGTTACGGTATCAACTGAGCTAGAAACCAGTGTTGACTGAGCTGATGCCGTTGATTCCTTGAAGGGAACGATTTGTTGCTCGATACGATCTCCTGGTGCGAATCCATACACGCCACCGTCGATAAGAAGTGTTTCTCGTGTTGCGTATATCTGCTCGAAACGATCGAGTTCTTCGATTGAAGTGTCGAATTTTTCTGAACCGTACTCAAACAGCTCACACTGCAATTCGTATGTAGGTAACTGACTTACTTGATAGAACGGCTTCTCGTGTTCAACGAACTTAATCTCAAAGAGTGATTTAGACAAAGGAAGATATACCAAATCGCCTTCTCTTGGTCTGTCCTCCCTAAGTGAGTTATCGGGAATGTCTACGAGCTGACCAAATCTTCTCTTAGCCACAACGAAGGTTGCTTGGTCCCTGATCTCAAGGCCAAACTTAGACATAAGGTTTCCTTCACCCTCAAATCCTTCGGTGTTAGCGATATACATCTCAATGGCGTAGCTATCCTTGAACTCGGAGTAATCATCATTAAGAATTACGTCCTGAGTTATCTGTGACCTAGGAATATAATAGACATCCTGGCCATACATCTGCAGTGCCTCAATTACGATATCCTCGTAGAGGTGCTGCTCTGTTCTAACCTTGGGTGAAAAGAATACATTCGTTGCCATGTGTTATCCCATGAAGAAATCTGGTGGCATTTCATACTTAAGCTGCATCTGTTCCTCGACCGCTGCGATCTCGGTTACAGCATCATCATACAGTTGTCTGCCGTTCAGGGTAACACCTCCTGGAAGTTGCATGCCCTCAAACTTAATTAGGTTTGCGCCCCATTGCTTTTTAATCAGAGCAACCGCATATCTCTTAAGGAACATATCGTTATATACATCGGTATGTGTATCAGGATCTACGATACGATAGGCATCAACGATGACGTAATCGTTCTCCTTAAGATCCTCTCCCCAGTCAGCATCAATGTACAATCTGTTCATATGACGGTTAAACCGAACCTGCTCGGTTCCGTTAAGCAACAGATCAATGGTACTCATGTACTGCTGAGTCTGATAATAATTCGATAGTGCACCAGCGTTTCGCAGATCAAAGATATCGTTTAAGTGAATCTGATAACGAGCATCAAACATATTGATTGAACTGTTCTCGTCGTTCAGTGGAAAGATTCTTTGAACTGTGGTTACTGCATCAGGAATATCGATATATTCGTTTGTGACATCCGCCGCAGTGATCTGGTGTTTATGATACACCTTATAGATCGCGTCCGAATGGTACTCCTGATAGAACTGAAGTGCCTCGTCAATACGATCACTTACTTGATCCTCATCGACGTTTACCTCAAGCACAGGCTCGCCCAGCGTGCGAAGGCAATAATCGATTAGAGTCTGTCTTGAGTTAGGTACGGCCATTTTATTTTCCTGTCGTTATACCTTTATTTATATCTCGGATTCTGCTTCAATGCCAAACTCAACTTGAACAGCAGCTCCCTCATTACCGTTATGATTGACGCGTATACCTGTTCCATACTTACTATTTCTGTTTGCAACTGTAGTAAGATTAGTGCTCCACCCAGCACCGCCTGCACTAGCAGGAAGATAAACATCAACCACATCAAATGATACTGCTGGAGTATCCCTCATTACAACAGGATATTGAAATCTTGTATCACACTGAGTTGTCGACCATTGATTTCCTGTGTAGTTATGGTTAGTTGATTTTGCATGCGTGTAATAATATCTTTGACAAAGTAATAAATCATCTTGGTAAAACCTATGTTCAAACGGAGTCGGATTATAACCTCTCTCTAACTGAACACCAGTAAACATAATATACGCGCCAGTTCTTTCTGAGATCGATACGGTTCTTTCAGTTACAGCTCTGTCGCTACCAATCCATCCACTAGGATCTGTTGCATAAGTAGTATGTGATGATCCTAGATTCCATTTGATTCTTAAACCTGCACTTCCGTCTGTTGGCCAAGTTCCTCCAGTGTCACCAGGAATTCTTTTACATACCCATACCCACTCTTCTTCTGGTACGTCAAACTCCATAACATATGCTCTGTTGTTTGCATTGTTTGATATGACTACGTTATGTATTCCTCCAAAGTTTGACTTAAACCAAAACTGTAACACAACAGGCTGAGCTTTAGATGTTCCCCATCCAAGATGAGAAATGTTCAATCCTTCAATATTATGTCTAATGAACTGATAACTAGTGCGAGTGAATGATGAGATAGTCGTTACTTTTAGAGCGTTTCTAAATCCTGGAGGAGCATTATTAATATCAGCCCCAGTTGAAACTCTTTGATACGAAAAACTATTAGCATTACTTGCATCAATTTGAAAACGATCAATCGTTTGATACCCTCCTCCTTGACCAGAAACTAAATTACCAGAGTTTCTTTGATCAATACGACACGCACCGTTAATCACCATGTTTCTACCATGAAGTCCCGTTGCATAATGAAACTCTTGATCCGTGTGAGCAGCAAGCACTGCAGCGCCACGATGACCTACGGGTCTATCAAGTTCTCTGATTTTTTCCCTGATCTTAAAGTCATGATCAATTGTTCCAAAAACTTCGGTTGCCATATTAATCTCCTGCTGCTATTCCGCCGCCAATAGCGAACGTTGTGGATTGAGCAGTGTTAAGTTCTTTCTTTACGGTCAGTCCATCAAATACCCTTCCTCCGGTAACACCACCAACAACAAGTTCTCCAGTCCTAGGATCCTGATATGCATCACCATAATCAGAAGTTAAGAAACATTTAGCGCCGACTGAAAAGAGAGGCTTTTCTTGGTCATATATAAACTTAATAGTTTTTGGATCAAGGTATCCGCTATGACCTGCTCTGACCATTGAGAGTTTTGCTCCGGCTGACATTGGGTCTGATGAAGAGTCGTAACCTGCTCTTCTAAAGAATGTTGTGATTGGTCTTTCCCACTCAGATGACCAGTTTATTCCTGATGCCTGATGCGTATAATGATGAGCTTGGCCATCAATAAAAGATTGGAATCTGTTCTGATGCATCACTACGGCAACGTGAGTCCATTTTCCTTGGCCAACTTTAGGAAAGTTTGCATCCACAGAAGTATTATTACCAATAAATGAATTGACACTATTTAGATATCCATAATCAATACCTTCCCTTGTGGGGTTATAATTGATTAAGAATCCATCGTTTGATGCCCTATCGCCGTGACCAATAATTGCACCGCTACCACCTACAGGTATGTACACCCAGAACATCCAGTAAAAGTCGTTAGTTCCCCAAAGGAAATTATCGTTAAACTCTTGTTCAATCCAAGTGTCAGTATCACCAACTCTTGCACAAGTCATTTCAGCGTTTGTATCAACTGCTTCGATGTGAATATTACCAGTGCCTTTAACCTCCATAGGAAACGGTTTCCCTGGTGATCTATCTATGATCGTAAGTTCACGAATTGAAACATTATCTATGGTTGTTGTCGCCGTGGAGTATAAGTTATTAGATTGTTGGTTGTTCGAGTTTTGTCTCCAGACCGCAACGGAGTTAGGATCATTCGCGCCTAGGTTACTCAAAGAGCCATGAATCACAAACTGAGGATCCGCCTGAGTGTTACCTGAACCAGTGTTTGGCTGAACGTGAGTGCTTAAATTTTGATTAACTAGAATGACTGATCTATTACTACCTACGCTTTGCTGAAGTGTTGCAATATAATACTTACCATATTCACGTTGTGCCGTAGCGGTTTGCGTCATATAAGGATCACCGTTATTCACTGACGAAGCAGTTCCGCCAGAGATAGTCCAGTTTGCTCCAGTACTCCAATCGCCTGCGTTTGAAAAGTTGCCACCTGTAACATACTCAGTAGAAGCAGAAAGAGTTGCCGTCGCTGAACCGTTTATAATGGACATAGAATTTGCGAATGGCATCCACCCAGTCATATAATCATCAGTTAATGTTAACTGGGATCCTTTCGCAAATGTGTGATCCGTAGGAGATCCTTTTTTGAATAAACACAGCGAAGTACCGTACCACCTGCGGCCAACAATGTCCTTGTACGCGACCATGTTTTTTATTGTGGCCGAAAATTTACCATAAGCAAGTCCGCTATGACCTAAGTAAGACAATCCATTATATTGAGTGTAAGGAGGAGCTACGGTATACCAGTTTGAGTTGTTATGGCCAGTGTAGTGAAATACTCCATCTCCATCAAATATACACTGGTACTCAGTATTGCCAGTAAAGCTAACGGCTTTTCCATCGTCGTTAATAATAGCACCGCCAAGTTGACCAGCGAACCCAAACGTAACCATTGGAAGTCCAGTGTCCTCGTTGATCGGAGCTCCTGGTCTAACGGTTACGGCGACTGACCTAATTCCTTGGCCAGGGATTTTGCCATAAAATGTATCAAGTGGATTTTGATCCGAGTTATATCTACCTCCTGAACTTTCGGTTAAATCATAGATCTGAGTGTTGTCGTTTCTATCACTTAATCTTCCTGGGACTTTATAGAATTGGTTATTAGCATTGCCATATCTAACCATCTCCCAGGCCTTTTCACTAATAAAGTTCCATATGAATCCGCCAGATTGCGTAGCTTCAGAGTTACCTACTACCACCCATCCGTTTTTACACGCAACTGAGTTTAGAGCCCAGGCAAAAAAGTTTGCTCTGCCTAATCCAAGTGAGTTAGACGACCAGTTGCTAGCTGCAGCGTATGCTGGGAAAGTAAACTTCATCCATACAGGAAAGTCAGGTTGATCGGCATCATAAATATCAAGCGTGTTTGATCCACTATTAATACTAAAAATAGCAACTGATGGAAACTCTTTACGGCTACCTCTTGAAGAAGTATTTAGTGGTTCGTTATACCAAGATGTATTATGACATCTTTTACGCCATGCTCCGCCATCCGAATCGTTAGTCGTGTCGTAAACGAAAAGGCGTGATGCGCCTTGGTCAAGACCTGTAGTTTTTTCAAATTGACTTAAGATAACAGCCATTACTCAATCTCCTCCAGGGCAAAGCGAAACCTTTTGCCGCTCTTATTATTTATGATGTACAAGTGTTCGTCACCCTCCTGAATAGTCCAGTTGCCCTTTGTGCCGTCCACAGAATTACCCTCGTCTCTCTTTTCGTTGCTTAAGTTCAAGTCTTGTGTATAGATGTTTTGCCAAGGCTGTGATGCTGAGCCCAGGTCTTGATTTGTATCCGCAGGCAGCATATGACCTTCGGCGGCAGTGATTCTAATTTTTTCAGTACCCTTAGGAGCAATGACAATATGACCACTTGCAGAGTTAGCACTTCTGAGCCTTGTAGCTGGTGTATTACTATTCGTGGACCCTACTGAAACACCAGCAATTCCTGAGATAGCGACATCCACCGTAAGAGCAGTGTTCATTTGAACATTACTTGATCCGTCGGCTCTTCCCAATGATACTGAGCTGTTATTTCCTGGCGTAGTACCAGGTGTCGCTGTGATAG